GCGGCCGAGCCATCCGTCACGGCCGTCGAGATTTGCGATCGCCGCGGCGACGTAGCCTTCGATCAGCGCGTCTTCCTCGTTGCCGTCGACGCGCAGATGCGCCTTGGCGTCGGCGAGCGTCAGCACGTCGTCGTTATCGGGCGCCTCGATCAAATAGAGCGGCATGGCCGTCATTCCTTTGCAGCGGTGCCACCGCCGCGATCGGCGACGGGCTGGCGTGTTTGTTCGGGCTGCATGTTGGCCGGCGTCAAATAGGTGTCGCCGTCCGGATCGGTGCGCGGGTTGGCGTTCTCGAACCTGCGTAGTTCGTTGGCGCTGTAGAGACCGACTTCCCGCGCAATGCGATAGGCCTGAAACCGCGTCAGCATGTCGCCGCGCAGCAACAGGTCGACGTCGAACTCGACTTCATAGGAACGCCGGCTTGCCTCGCTCAACAGCGCGCGCTCGATCGTGCGTTCCCATTTGTTGAGCCACGGCTGCAGCGTCTGGGTGTAGAACCAGCGCGTCACCTCGACGATCGAGCTATAGTTGCCACCGGAAAAGTCGCCGATGATCGGACCAGGCACACGGAAGATGCGCGACAGCTGCTCGACCGAGAAACGCGGCGTTTCCAGCATCTGCGCATCATCCGGCGACACTGAAATTTGCTGCCACTTCAAGCCTTCTTCGAGCACGGCAATGGCGCCGGCCTTGTCGGCGCCGCCATAGGTCGCCTTGAAGCTGTCGCGCAGGTTCTTGGTCGCTTCCTCGCCCAAATGATCCGGATGCGAAAGGATGCCGCTCATCGCCGCACCGTTGCGGAAGGTCGAGCCGGCGTATCGCTCGGATGCCAGTGCAATGCCGAGCGTTTCGCGGGTGCGCGTCAACCGCGACTTGCCGACGATGCCGTCGTCGGATCGGTCTTTGATGTGCAGCATGTCGTCGGGCAGGATGCGCCGCGTTCCGCCTGACGGCAGAAAAACGTCATAGGCATATCGGCCGGTGCTGCGGACGTGCACCACGCCCACCAGGTCGGGCGGAAATGGTGTCAGCCCGATCGGTGCGCCGCGGCCGTCGCGGACGATCTCGGCATAGGCGTTGCCGCGCAGCAGGCAATGCGCCGTCATCATCTCGATCAACTCGCTCGCGGTGAGGCTTGGCGTCGGATCGCCGCTGAACAGCCGCGCCACCGGATGCGCCGGTTCTTCCAGGCGGCTGCCGTCCGGCATCTTGCGATAGACGCGCAGCGGCAGCATCGCACAGCTTTCCGCGATCGCCTGGGTGCAGGCAAAGACGACCGACAGGTTTTCGGCGAAATAGGCCGAGACGTAAGTGCCGCCGTCTGTCGGGACGTCGCCGAGCTTCAACAAGTCCCAGCTTGTCGGCTGCGAGCGGGCTTCGGTCGATATGGTATTGAGGCGCGGCATCGTCACACGGTTTCCAGAAAGCGGCGCAGCGATCGCAGCCGCGGCGTCGGTGCAAATTTTAGTTCGAACGACCGGCGCGCGACCGCGGTGTCGAGATAGGCCGGCTGCGCCGTGATCGTGATCTCGTACAAGTCAACGTCGATCAGCTCGCGGATGGCGTGGTCGCCGCGCATTTCCCAGCGATCGCCGCCTGCAGGTGTCGAGAACGCAAAGCTTGCGCCCTTGACGTCGCCGCGCTCGACGCTGACCAAGAGGTCGCGCGCCGCAGTGGTGTCCGGCACGTCGATCTCAAAGGCGAGGCCCTTTATGTCTTCCGACAGCCGCAGCGTATTCGCCGAGCGCCGGCCGAGCACCAGCTGCGGCATGTGTTGCACCAAAGCGAGCGGGTCGCGATCGCTCTTGAGCGTGCGGGTGAACGCGCCAGGCCGGACGATCTCGACAAAGCCGCCCAGGTCCTGCGACAGCACATTGAACACCGCGGCGTGACCGACCAGCCGCGGGCGCTTGCCGTCACCCTCGGCCCTCAGTTCGATCGCGGCGCGGCGCTCGACGACGTTGCTCATGTGGTCAACAAGTCCTTGGTCGCGGCGAAAGACTGAGGATGGCGCAGGGCAACGTCGACCGTGCTCATCGCCCTGACCTGGACGTTTCCTTTGCTAAATGCCGCGCTTTCAAACGGGTTCGTCAAAATGTCGAGCTCGCTCCAATAGCCGAGCAGCAGATCACTGAAGTTTCCAAAGATCAGTGCGCTGCACGTTGTGCCAGATGTGCCTTTGACCAGGTTCGACGGTACCAAATTGGTTTCGGCGAGCGGATAACCGAGCAGCGTGTCGCGTTCCGTGATGATGAAATTGCTGCTGGTATCGGTCGTCGACTTCAACGTCGTTCGCAGCTTTGCGGCTACTTTGCTGTTTGTTAAAAACGCCATGTTGGCGCCGAGCGCATTGGCGGTCGCCACCGAGGCGATCAGCGCCGAGAGGTTGGCATAGCTCGGGGCGAGGCCGTTGGCGCCGCCAGGAACGTCGCCGATGCCGCTAGTCGCCAAAATGCCGACGGGCATGTTGCTGCCGCCGCCATTGATCGCCGCACTGTCGATCGCGGCCGCCAAAACCTGCGCGAAGTCGCGGCGCACCAGCTGCTCGATGTCCGGGCTGCTTTGTAGCAACATGTTGCGTGAAAACTCGACGATGCCGCCAGCGTGCTTAGGCGTCAATGTCACCTTCTCATGAACCTGGTCGCTTGGCGTCAGCGCGGAATTGTCGGCGACCCAGCCGACCGTTGCACTGGTCGCCAGGCGTCCGATTTCAACGTTGCCGACAAGGTCGGACAGCACCGTGGCGCCAAGCTTGCGGATCACTATGGCCGCGCGAAGGATGTCGATATATGCCTCGGGGCGCGGATCGACCGGCGTGATGCCGACGCCGCCGGCCGACGGTGTCATCACCCGTTGCTCGATGTGGAAGACCTGGGTCGGCGCAAAGATGCCTTCCGGCGAGCGGCCGCTGCGCCTGGCAAGCTCGCGGGAAATTTCGCGTTCGCGGCCGGCGTCAACGTCGAGCCCGGCTTGCGCTGCCATCGCCCGCACCAGACTATAGCTGCGGCACTCGGTTTCAAAATGCCGGTCGCCGTTGCTGACCGGCTCGCCTGGCGAGCGGCGCTCGGCTTCGGCGAGCGTCGTGGCGCGGCCGATCTTCTTGTCGAGGTCGCTGATCTCGGTTTTTAGCGTGGCAAACTTCTTGTCTTCGTCGTTCGTGAGGTCGCGCTTTTCAGTGTCGGCAGATCGGACAGCGCGCGCATTGCGACGACGGCATTGGCGCGGGCTTCCTGTAGTTCGTGGACTTTCATGGTTCGATCCTTCCTTCAATTGCGTGCAGGTTTTAATTTTGAAGTCGCTTCAAAATTAGTTGCACGCGCGTCATTTTCAGTTGCTCACCGTCATTTCTACGGCGTCGTTCGCAAGATATCTGGCCAGTTCGATGAAGTCTGAGCGAGCCAGCGAAAACCAGATATCGTCCGCCCCAGTGCGAGCACGCAACAGCACGACGTCCGTCTTGGTGTGGACGAACACCTTCATCTCTTTGAGGTGGACCGCATGAAAAACGTCATCAGGTTTCGGCACTGCTCTCATGTGTCACTCGCCAGCTGGTCACGAAACAGGGTGGCGACCGCAGAAATGGGGTGATGGTCGATCTTGATCTCGATGCGGAAGGCGGTGCGGGCTGCCATCTGTTCGCGGGTCGCCTCGCGCTTCTCATCGAGGAAATACCCCGCTTCTTCCTGGTAATGGTATTCGCCGGCCCACATGTCGATAGCAATGGATGCGTCCGCATCAGGTCCGCCAAACACCACGTGGATGTTATAAATGGGAAGCGTTTCGTCGGGATAGGCTTGCTTGAACGCAACATCAAAAGCCTTGTCGCGAACCGCCTCGATCACAGCGGTAAGCGCGTCGACAAACGTGTGACGTGCGGGCAATTGCTGCAGGTGCGGAAGCTCAAAGCCTTTGACTTGCCACAGGCCATCGTCGTTTGTGGTCCAGCCATCCGGCGTCCCGGTGTGGTACGCTGTGTGCTGGCAGGGCATCACCGAAAACTCGCGGACGCCTCTCAACACCTCAACGCTGATGAACGAACAGGCGATCGCAATGATCGTGATCGCCGCATCGCGCGGCGTGACGTCGGCGCCGCCGCGGCCGCGCTTGCCTCTTGAAACT